AGGTTGGGATGCAGTAAACAAACAATGACCTAAAGAAACCTGTGGAGTAGAAATTACTTCACTGGTTTATTTGCATTGGATTTCTTTTGGGAGAATTCGCATGATTACTTGGGCAGACATTCAAGCCGAGATTAAAGACGTACACGACCGGAAGATTCGTGAGGGCGAATTGAGAGCATCAGAAGCTGAACTCCAGAAAAGGGAACTTCCTGGGTTTGGCTGTCGTTCCACCGTAAAGGGTGTAGAAGCCTGGAAGTAAACATTTCAGCGTAGAATAATATCTACGCTCTATTTTGGGAAACATCATGCACGTCAAAGTAGAATATCTACAGTGCGAAGGCAATCTGTTCACCTTCGGAGTAACAACCTGTGGATACTCCCAAAAGTTTTTGTTCAGGTTCCCCAAGTGGTTCCAGTTCTCCCACCAAGATGAACCTAGACTGTTTCTTCTAGTAGCTCCCACCGTTGCAAATCTTTTAGCTTACCAACCAACCAATTCACAGTTAGAAATAACTGGGATTGTTCAAAAAGACACTCAAGATGCTTTTGTTGAATTAGTTCAACTGATTTCTAACTCAATATCCCACCTTTTGGATAAACCATTTCAAGAAGTTTCAATATCCTGGAATATCAGACCAATTCCAAAGTTTAATCTTCTAGGACGTTCTAGTATTCTTATCCCAAAAAATACACTAGCTTATTTTTCTGGTGGGTCGGATAGTATGTTAACTCACTGTCTTTTGCGTTCACTTGGTGAAGACCCGATTCCATTTACTGCTACTCGTTCTTCTATTGCATGGAATCGTGGGGGTCAGAAGCTGGTAGAAGAAAATGCTCAGAATTTGAATGTCAAACCAATTTATGTTTATAATACCGTAACTCACATGAAAAAAATTACTGATGCAGTTATCTCTAAAACATTAAATACTGTTCCAGAGAATTTAAAGTCTATACGTTTTGAATCATATGGAGACAAAAATTCATTTGTGCATAGATTATATGGTCCTGTCCGTACAATGACAATGTTGCCAATGACAGCATTTATTGGTTCTAGATTTAGAGTCAGAAATATCTGTCCAGGTGAAGAATCCCACCAATTAACAGAATACCTAGGACAAAACATACCAGATTGTGCTAACTATGAACAGCATTTTCAGTTTCACCAAATAATGTCTAAAATGTTATCATCCTGTAATTGGCCTATGTCTGTATGGAATCCAGCACCTAATTTAAGTGTATCATTCACTTGGCTTACTCTACATAGAAAATACTATCCAGAGTCAAAAATGATTTCTTCCTGTGAAACTGCTATTAACAGATGGTGCTACAGATGTGAAAAATGTTTCTTTGTCTACTTTCTATTTCAACTTCTCAGAATTCCCCCTGAAAACTATGGCTTTGACCCTGTGAAATTGGCAAATAGGCATCAATGGTTCCATCCTCCAATCAATCTAACTAACATTGCTGAAGATACATCGGTCTTTTCTCCCGGTGGTGGGGAGTGGGCTTGGTCTATTATGCGAATGAAACATAAAAAAATACATCCTATTATCGATAAATTTGTTAGAATACAAAAGTGGGATAACAGTGACGGAGCATATGATTGGGAGCCAATCTTGATTAACGACGAAATTTTTATTGGAGTTCCCATTCAGCATCGTGAAAATGTCAAAAAATTGATGTCTGATATACAAACCATTGGAAATAAAGAAATGGCTAAACAATGAAAACTCCAAAGTGGAAAACATTCTACCGAGATATTAAAATTGGGATTCCCACCACTACTGTCGTGGTGACTCTCAAAGTGTTCATTGTGGATGGTGGGGTGGTGAAACTGGAAAATCCGCCATTCTGCGAAGGTGGTAACTTCAAACGATATTCATTCATCCCGGATGGAGAAATCTGGATTGATGGCAATATCTTCAAGAGCCAGTGGAATGCAATACTGGTTCATGAACTTCACGAAGCTGCATGGATGTTGTTTGGATATCAGTATAGTGAAGCACACCCCATTGCAGAAATAATCGAAACAATGTTCCGGCAATTGTCTCCCACCAAACAACAGGCGTTTCTGGATAAAATACACTATGAGGACGTCTGATGAACATTCCAATTATTATTCCAAGCCGTGGTCGGTCCCAATTAGGGACAACATGGAACCTGTTTCCACAAGCTATCTTATACGTCCATGAATCCGAATATACTGAATATTCTCAAAATCTTCCCGAGAAAGTATTTGGAGTCCACAACCTAACCAATCTCGCTGCTATTCGTAATTCCATACTCAACCGATACCCAGTAGGGTCTTGGGTCATTTTGATGGACGATGACATTAAGAAAGTTGGCAAGTTTACTTGGAACGCTGAAACCAAGAAGGCCAAGTCTGTAAAAATGGAACCAGCAGATTGGTTGGCTGAATTTATTGGATGGATTGAAAAGGCAGACAAGCAGAAATATCATCTGGTCGGCCCTCATACCAGCAATCCACTTAATCACGATGGAAAACAATTCAAGATTTCCAAATTCATAGATACGGTTCTCATAGCCATAAAAATTCGTCCAGACCTCCGCTACGATGAAGTCTGCCAAATCAAGAATGGCATGGGTATCAATGCACTTGTTGTCAGCAAAGGATGGGGTTCTTTGCGTTTGGACTATCTCTGGAGAGAGTCTGACTACCACAAAATGTCTGGTGGTTGTCAGGGATACCGAACACCAGCAATGGAACAAGCTGCGTGTCAGTACCTTACCAAGAAATACCCCGGATTCTTCGTTGTAAAGCAAACTGAAAAAACCAACTGGGATTTGCGGTTTAGACCACCTAAGGGATAACATGGAAGCGCCCGACCCTATCATAGCAGCACAGTTCCGAGCAGAACATGGTCACAGATTGATTTGTGAAGTTCTATATGAAATACAAGAAATGATGATTGACCATGGAATAGAAGAGGAAGTTGTGGAAGAACTCATAGACGAAGCGGAACTGTATGCAACCAAAATGGAAGATGGACTAAGAAGGAAATAACATGGTCGGTTATGATATGGACGGTGTTATTTGTGACCCTTCACCAGCAAGGCCCAAACCTTATTTCAAACAAACTGGTGAAGAGCGCAAAGAGTTTGAACTGAACCTCATTCAGCATTATCTCACCGCCAGAAAGCGTACCGACCCTCTGGGAGAGTGGTGCGTTATCAGTGGACGTTCTGAAAAGTACCTGCCCTATACTGTTAAATGGTTAGTCAGTAAGGAATTGCATCCAACTGGTATTTACTTGCGTCCAAAAGAACTTCCTAAGACCAGAGAGTCTATGATTGAACATAAGGCTTTCTGGTGTCAGGAACTAAAACTAGAAGTTTTCTACGACGATGATGAAAAGATAGTCAAAGCATTGACCGCATTGGGTATTTATACAGTATTGGTGAAATAATGCCAGCAATTTTAGTTCCGAAGAACAAAACTGCTCCTCCGGAAGCGTGGAGAGACGTGAATGACTATATGCAAACTTGCAATGAACTAGCCAAACAGGACATTGTGGCCTTGTTTCACTTTCAGAGAAAAATGCACTATACTCTGTTTGGAGAAAACTTAGACCACAATACGCCTCTTGTTTTGGTACATAGTCGAATCATGCTCAAGTTACAACATGATGGGTTTGAGGAAACTGGTGTAGTGAATCTCTTGTCAGCGAAATTCATGCAAGATTATCGAGCAGCTATGACATTGGGAACAACTTTGCAGGGCTTTCACCCAGATACGTTTAATACGATGAAATTGGTTTATGAAGCTGAAACAGAAGAAGAACACGAATTATTTTACGGACATGAAGAAAGTCAAGTTTCTGAAATCATGTCTCAAAAACGGGAAGCAAACCGTAACGCTAGAAAGCTTCTAATTAAGTTGCTTTTGGAAAACAATATCAAGCAGTTCTGTGACGAAGAATTACAAAAGCTCATTTTTCAATCCGAACCTATGGCATCGAAGTTTCGGGATTTAAGTCAGATATCTAGATGGCGTGGTAAGTTGAATCGTGGGAGTGTAAAAGATGTTGAACAACCAGAAGAAAAAATCAAACAATATCGTAAAGTCGTGCATGACTGGTATCCGCAGTTTGTTGAAGAAAAACTGCAACCTAGTCTGGAAGAAGCAATGGCAGAAGTTGCCAGACTCAAAGATAGGCTCGAATCCGAGTCCGAAGAATCAGACAATTCAGAAGGAGACGAAGATGAGGCTTGAGCATTTTAGGTGTGGTCGGTGCTTGGCAAGTGGTCGTGGTGAGCCGATTCACGTGAAGCAGGAGCCAAAGGTGAAATTGTGTTCCGAGAAGTGTGTTCTCGACTATCTGGAGAAATACTTCCCAGGAAAGCATAATGGTTTGGGTGACATTCTTTCCATGGAACAAGAAGAAAAGAAATTGGAAATGGAAGTTCGCGAGAGTATTCCTAGTGAGACTGAGTAACATGATAAACAAAAAGTCTCATAAAAAGAACTATACTGTTACTGGGAGATTAGTCAGCACTAAACTGAATCTCCAAAACATTCCTATAAGAACTAAACTTGGTGAGAAACTTAGAAAGATATTCTGTAATGAAGCGTAGATGCTGGCTGCATCAGTTCAATACATTTCCGTACACCAGAACACATCGCCATTTCGCGTTGTTCATGGAGATGCGTCTCGGGAAGAATCTAGTAGTTATTCGCAGGGTGGCTCTTTATAAGCCACTCAGCAAACGACAAGGTATCAAAGTGTTGGTCGTTTGCCCCAGTAGTGCGTTCTTGGGTTGGTCCGATGACTTGAAGTTAGAAGGAATACGTCCGAATTACCTTACTGGTAGTCGGGCTGAAAGGTTAGAGGTTCTTGGAGATAATGATGCCAACTGGTTTCTTATCAACAAAGAGGGTTGGAAGTATCTCCCAGAAATTGCAGACCCCAGTTACATCAATTGGGACGTGGTGTGTGTTGATGAAAGTACCTGTATTCGCAATCCCCAAGCAAAAATCACAAAGTTCTTTCTTAAGAACTTTAGAGACGTTCCACATAGAATCATACTTACTGGAACACCCAATCCTGAATCACATTTGGAATTCTGGTCTCAAATGGCTTTCCTTGATGGTGGGTTTCTTGGCTGCAAGAACTATTGGGATTTCCGAGCCAAATACTTCGAGCCGGAACCATTTGGATTTGGATGGGTTCCAAAACCAGGAACATTATCTCTTATCAATGTAGCATTGAAGAAAAGGTGTTATATCTTGAAGCGTACTGATGCTGGAGTGGAAAAGCACGTTGTCCCAGAAAAGCGGGTTATTGAAATGCCCAAGCATATCCGAGAACTATACGACAAGATAGAGAACGAATATGCCATTTCAGATACCGTTTCAACCAAGTGGGCTATAACCAAACACACATGGCTGAGACAACTTTGTTGTGGATTCTGCGAAGATAAGTTGGTTTGGGACGCTAAGGTTCAAGAATTGAAAGAACTACTTACTGGGGAATTGGCTGGTGAACAAGTCGTGGTTTGGTTCCCATTCAACCCACCTTTGTTCGAGTGTGAACACCAGTTGCGTGAAGCAAAAATCTCATGCGCTGTTATCTGGGGTGGTGTTGAAGTACAACAGCGAATGGAAATAACACGTCAGTTCAGATTGAAGAATTACAGGGTGCTTCTGATTCAAGTTGCAGTAGGTGATGGTGGACAGGGGTTAGACCTGTCCTGTTGCGATACGGCTATTTACTATGGTGAACCCGATTCAAGATTGCATAGTGACCAAAGCAAGGATAGAATCATCAAAGCCGATAAAGACACTTCCCTGTTGCATATCTTCCTCATGGCTAAGAATACTGTTGACGAGGATGTGCATGAAGCCCTAGCCGAAAAGCGCAGCAATTCGAACATGGCGACGCGATTAAAGGAATTGGCTATGAAAAGGAGAGCGTCATGATTGTCCACATTAACAACAAATCGTACCGAGTATCTTGGGATCATGACTACTTGGATTACTTAGAAGACAAACAAACTCTATGCACTATAGAAGAATCCACCGATAACTGTGAATGGATGCCGCTTATTACTGGAGTAGCTTACTGTTCTTTGAAAGACCACTACTGTAAGGAAACCGGTCGTAAGATTTTTATGACAAAAGCTATTGCCAAATTTCCGAAAGAAGTCCGTAAGTTAATCTGGAACGCTTATCGGAGCAGAAAGTGAACATAGACAAGCTGTTCACACGCCCAGTTACTAACGTGCTCTTCGTAGACCCCGGTGTAAGCGGAACCGGATTGGCTACGTTTGATAGGATACCCAGTACGCATCCACAGATTCTTCAATACAAAGTTCTCAAAGCGAAAGCATCTTTGGACTGGACTGAAAAGTGTGATAGTATCTGGAACAACTTTGAGACATATCTCATGGAAAGACCATTGAGGTTAATCGTAATGGAGTTTCCCGCATTGTGGTCTGGAAGTGGACTAAGTTATGCAAGCGCGGAAACCGGAGATTTGTTCAAACTTACATATATCATAGGTGGGTTTGGGCGCATAGCTCAACATGGGTATGTACCAATAGCGTTAGTTAGTCCACAGGAATGGAAAGGGAATCTCCCTAAGACGGTGATAGAGCAGAGGGTTCTCAAACACTACCCAGATACGTTTCCAGAAAATAAAGTCCCCAATCACGCATGTGATTCCATCGGAATGGGTTTAGCTGCGAATAGGATGCTGTGATGAATGAACTACCAGACGCTAAGAAATCTATCATAATGGAACACCATTGGTCGGGATGGCCTGGAGCATACTGTCTGCATTGTGGTCATGATGACCCAATGGAATACGCTATCGGGAATTGTTTATATGACCCATTTACCAAAGAATGGGCATCAGACCAAGATAAGGAAGATTTTGAAGCTGCCAACGCTTGTTTTGCTACTGAAGAAGCAATCCAGAAATGTCCACAATGTCAATCGAAGAAAGCTAAAATCACAAAGTCTCCACTTTGTAATAATCCAAACTGTCCGGAGCATGGGTAAATTATGATGTCTATACTAAACTACCCTTCTGAATTGGTTCCGTGGTTATCCTGCACTAAATGTGGACTCCATCATTGGAGAAAAAATGTAGTCATAGGGCGTGGGGTCTGGCCTGCTGACATACTTTTCATAGGTGAAGGACCGGGGAAAACCGAGAATTTATTTGGTCAGCCGTTTTGTGGACCAGCAGGTAGAATCTTAGACAAGGGCATTATCTACTGTCAGAACGAACTGCATCTATCAGAGTTCCCCAGATATTTTATAGCGAATTCCGTGGCATGTCGTCCTACTGATTCAACAAATGGTTTCAATCGAGAACCATCAGAGGAAGAATTTTTAGCCTGTTGGCCATTACTCAAACGAATACACCAGATAGTTCAACCCAAGCGAGTAGTGTTTCTGGGAAAAGTGCCAATGAAGTATTGCAAGGAAGCATTTCCCAATGGAGTTTCTATCTATCATCCATCGTACATACTAAAATCTGGTGGTGAAAGCAGTCCTGTATTTCTCACGTTTGTTCGACAATTGATGGACGTGTTCCAAAGTATTCAGAGTAAGTCTAGAATTCGGAAAGTGGCTAAAGCATGAAAGTCACCAAACACTGGATAATGCGAAATGGCAAACACATTCGTATCTGTGATATGGAAGATTCTCACATACTTCGTACTATTGCTATGATACAACTCAAAGTGTGGAATAACTACCATAATTCACTTCGTTCTGGATACAGTGTTCTGGGGATGTTACAAGGAGAAATGGCTATTGATGATGTTGAAAGTGGCATAGCAACGCTGGAAGAAAATGGCCCAGAGGAGTATCTTCCAGAAATCTACTTTTATCTAGTAGAAGATGCACAACGACGCAAGTTAGAAGTACCCGTTGCCCAGTGGGATGTTTCTCAGGAGATTAGACAATGCCAAATATAGAAATCTATTTCGAAGATGAATCAGACTACCAAAAGGTGTACTGTTTCAGACACGCTGTTGTTCGAGTAATGTCTGGTCAGAGGATTGAACCAAAACCCAGAGAAGTAGATGGTGAGGATCCTCGCAACTATTCATGCGTTGACTGTTTAATTGGAAGATAAAATTATGCCAGCAATCCTAAAGCCTAAGCCAGTCTCTCGCTTCCACACTGGTTACACCATCGAACAGGGTGCGACACAGGGTATGCTCTGTAATTACTATGGATGTCGTGTCCGTATGGCAAACTTTCTCAATGGTTGGACCCAAGTAACTGGTGGAGGGTCAAACCGCGCCATAGACTTCGGAAGTTTGTTTCACGGTATGCTGGAAGCGTGGTATCTTGCACCAGAAGGTTCTGATCCCGTAGATGTTTCATATGACTACGCGAAAGAATACCGCAAGGGACAACTGGAAGATGGTGCAGATGCAAATGATACAGAAGAAGACATCGCAATGATGTTAGGATGTTTTCTGGCATACACAGAAAAATGGAAGAAATCCGATGCCATGAAAACATGGGTCGCTCTGGAGAAAGTGTTCGACGTAAAGTTCCACGGATATCGTATGCGAGGTCGTAGGGATGGTTTGTTCAAGTTTTCCAAATCCAATGGCCTGTGGCTTACCGAACGTAAGACATTTTCCAGAGATGATAACCTTGCAGCAAGGGAAGCATGTCTCAACTTCGATTTCCAGAATCAGTATTACATTGTAGCTGCGGAAGAGGAATACGGTGAGCCTGTGGTGGGTGTTGAATACGACATGATACGCAAACCCGGACTCAAGAACTGGGATAGCCCCAAAGACCTGACCAAGCGTGTCGTGGAAGATGCAATGGCTAGACCAGATTTTTATTTCCGACGTTATGAAATAGTGTACCCTGCCAGTCAGATAAAGAAGTTCCGAGAAGAAGAACTGCTACCCAAGTTCCAAGAATTTGAGAAATGGGTATCTGGGGACAAGACATACGCTACGTTCCGTAACCAACCGAATGCCTGTTATGGGAAGTGGAACTGCTCCTATATCGCGGCATGTGCAAATGATGGCTTTTCAGGATATGACCAAAGCGGGGAATTGTTCGGGGAATTACAGGATTAACTTTACTTTTCTTTAGGAGGTCGTGCTATGGCAGTCGTGTTGAAGAAAACTGTACCAACTCTCGTTCGTAGAAATGTTCCAGTTACACCTCAGTATGTTATTCCAACAAAACCGAAAACTGCTGTGACTGACATTAATCAGTACGTTTTTATGATTTATGCTAGGGAAGGATTTGGCAAGACAACTGGATTCGCCACATGGCCCGATAGTATGTTCTTTTCATTTGAACCTGGAACTAAAGCGTTGGAAATCAGAGAATTCTTTTCTCAAAACAATGTTCAACCCAGTTGGGAAGCATTTCGTGCTGCTGTTGCTATGTTAATAAAGATTCCGGTAGAAGAACGAACAGTCAAAAGTTTAATCTTGGATACTGGAGATAAAGCGTATGATTGTTGTATGGACTGGTTCTGTAAAGACCGAAAAATACCATATCCCGGAGAAGATAGTGATGGTGATGAAGATTGGGGTAAAAGTTGGAAAGAATTAAAGAAAGAATTCACGGAACAAATTTGCATGGCATCCAACGCAGGATACGGTATTGGGATAACAAGCCACAGTAAAACATCAACAATTAATTCAGCAAGTGGGTCAAAGTATGAAATTATCACTCCAACTATGGGTGGACAAGCATTCAGTGTTATGAGGGCAATTACAGATTTCATTTTTTATGGGGAATACGTTAAAGATTCGAGTGGGAATCCTGTTCGAGTTTTAATTACTGAAGGTGATGAATTAGTAACCGCAAAGCATCATGAACGACAGGGAATTCGTATGCCGAAATACCTTCCGTTCCCCGCGCCGTGGGAAAACGAAACTCCCTACGAAGTTATCAGCAAAGCATTTAATGGACAACACCCTGGACTTGACCCTTCAACCTTCCAAACCAGTAAGCTGACCAGCGTGGCGGGTGTCAAACAAGTATTGAGCACGAAAGCTGCTTCGCTCAAGACTGTGGTTAAGAAAGTAGGTCAAGCATGAAAGCTATCTGGAGATTCTCTGTAAACATTCGAGACATTTCAATGGTCACAATGCCAAAGGGCGCGGAAATACTTTCAGTTGGACTGAAAGACGCAGCAAGTCCGATATTGCCCAATCCAGTTTCTCCATTGGGAATTTCTATCTGGGCATTGGTGGAAGTAGGTGCAAGCACTGTTCAGAGAGAAATCAGGGTCTCTGGTACTGGACATTCGGTTCAAGATGATGTAAGCAAGAACAATTACATTGGAACGGTGATTCTGGAAAACGGGGCATTGGTGTTTCATTTCTTCGATATGGGTGAGAAAGGAGGCTAAGTCGTAGATGTACTGTCAGTCGTTGGTATTCCAGTTCAGGAAAGGAGACGCAAATGGCTAGTGAATTTGCTAATCGTTTGGCTAAGATGCAAGAGAACGGTTCTTGGCAGAACGCCAAGAAGTTGGCGCATGGTGTTCCTTCTAGTCTCTACAACATGCAGTTGCAGGGACTGGAACTCAAGGAATCCCAAAATGGCAACCTGATGATTGCCAGAGAGCATGTCATTCTGGATGGAGAGTTCCAGGGTGAAGTGGTTCGTGACAACATGAACCTGTCCAACGAAATCGGACAAAGGTTTGTGGCTCAATTCATTGAGCAGATGGGCTATCAGGTTCCGGATGACCTTACCCAGATTGAGGACGTGCTTACTGCAATCCTCAACGATGCACCTTCTTATACTGGACAGGTCAAACACAGTGAAGAAGGCTTTACCAATGTTCAGATTCGCAAGCTGCTCAGCGCAGAAGAGACTCCGGAGCGCGTGGTGGAAGTTCCAACCAAACCGGAACCTGCTCCTGCGGTTAAGGCTCCCACATCGAAGGCTCCGACTGCTGCTCCTGCGAAGCCTGTCGTTGCTGCTCCGGCTGCCAAGCCTGCCGCGAAACCCGTTCAGGCTAAGAAATCGGAACCGCCCGCTCCGACGATTGTCGCTGGAGGGTATGTTTCGTTCAACGCTGATGCAGGTGATGGTTCCACCGTGGCTATCGTTGGCAAGGTGAACAGCATTGACGGGACTACCGTCCATGTTGAGAATCCGGAAGATACCGCCACGGAATACGAAGTTCCGATGGAAGAATGTACTCCGGCTGAAGCACCTGCGGTTTCTGCGGAGATGAATCCGCTGTATGATTCCTTGCAGGCGTTCTGTCAAGCGCAGGAGATTGCCACGGATGAGTCTGACACTCTCGAAAGCTTGATTGTGAAGGTCAAGTCGTACAAGTGGCCTGCCGACCAGCTTACGGCTGATGAAGTCGAGATGCTCAAGACCATCGAAGCCGACTTCGTGGAAGCGGCTCCTGTGGCAAAGCCGAAGGTGGTTGCGAAGGCTGTCGCGAAGAAGTAGTATCACTGGGTAGGTTACGTTAGAGGATACGCGCTGGCTCCGTTTAGATTGGCCTAGGTCTTGGATAGGCAGTTCACCAGCACCTACCCAGTTTCTTTTCTTCTGGAGAATAAACATGTCGTGGACACGTAATACCAAACCGAAAGCTACTGGCTTTATCGAATGTCCGAATTGCCGTGTGATGATTCATATTGGTGAAGCTGTGCGTTGCCCAATCTGCAAACGGTATCTGGTGGTTAGTGGTGAACAAACTAAAACCAACAAGACCAAATCGTTTGTCCATTCTGCGCTGAAAGGTTAGTAATGGCTCTTCCGATTCCACCTGTTCAAGCGATAGATACAGAAACCACTGGACTCGCTCCGCATGGTTCTGACACTATGTTTTCGTATAGCCTGTGCGATTGGGATGGCAAAACATCCGTGCATAGGCTAGATGGTGGACCAATTCGTCAGACAACCAACCATGCAAACCTTGACAAGTTTTGGTCTGATACTTCCATTGAAAAGACAATGTTTAACGCCAAATTCGACACATTATTCTGTGAAAAGAAATTGGGTAAAAGGTTGGCTGAGCAATCAGTTATCCATGACTCCTACATAATGTCCCACCTGTTACGCAGCGACCGCAAAGTCCACAAGCTGAAAGAACTTGCGTGGGAACTCGCTGGCATTCCACGTGACGATGAACAGGCTATCCATGCTTACGTTCGTGGAGTAGAAGAAAACTTCTCCCATGTACCAGAACACTTGATGGAAATTTATCAGCACAGGGATGCGGAACGCACTATGCTGATGCACCGTTATATGTACCCCCAGATACAAGCCAATCCAAAGTTCTTAGAAATCTACAAAATGGAAATGGACCTTATCAAAGTTACCATGCGAATGGAGAAGCGTGGTATGATGATACACCGTCAACGAACTCTGGATACAATGGCAAAGTTGGAAAAAGACCTTGCGCTAGCAACACAAGAATTTGTGACAATTTCCGAGAAAATAACTGGGCAAAGAATCTTCCCTGGACAAACTGCAAAAGTATCCAAGCTGCTGTTCAAGTATCTCAAACTTCCAGATTTAGCTGATGGAAGCACGTCAAAAGACGACGTACTACTCCCGCTAAGAGAACAACATCCACATCCAATTATAGACCTGTTGCTCAAATGCCGTTCATGGAAGCATGGCGTTTCAATGCTTGCCAGTTACCTTGACTATGCTGATGATACTGACACAATTCATCCAAGCATCAATACTTGCGGGGCTGGTAGCACAGGCAGAGAGTCTTGCAGCAAGCCCAATCTCCAAAATGTAGAAAAAGACGGCAATCTCAAGAACCCGTTTCCTTCACCTGCTCGGTTGTGTTTTAGACCCAGACCCGACCACATACTTATTCCAATTGATTATGCTGGTCAGGAAATGCGTTGGATTGTGCATATCTCTGGTGACAAGCGTATGCTGGCAGAATTCAACCGTGTGGGTAGTGACCCACATAGTCTAGCCGCTGGTATTTTCTATCCTCCGTTCACCGAAGAAGAAGAACGAGATTTTCATTTTGTTAACGATGCCATACGCAAGGGCTTTTCTGCATTTAAGAAAGGCCAAAAAGAATTCAAGATGCTTCGGGATTCCGCAAAGAACACTAACTTCGCCAAACCGTATGGATGCAATTTTGTCAAAGCTGGCTTTATTCTAGGAATCCCAGAACCATTGTCAAAGAAACGGTGCGCAGAATACGATGCCATGTTCCCAGACTTAGTGGGTTGTCTTAGAAACGGTATGCAAGAAGTTAGAGAATGTGGTTACACGACTAATGATTTTGGTCGTAGATTGTATATCAATCCTAGTGAAGCGTATATGTGGTTGAACTACAGAGCACAAAGTGATGGTGCAGAAGTAACCAAGCGAGCGCAAGTGCGCGTTCATAAGTATCTGCGGGAAGCTACCAGTGAAGAAGTTGGAATCTTGCTGGCAATCCATGATGAAATTCTAATCGAGTATCCACGCAAGCGTCTCAAAGATATTGGAGACATTATGGGTAACATTCATAAACTCATGACTACCTTCCCAGAAGCATCAGTACCGATGGAAATAGAAGCGAAATTGTGTACGGTTTCTTGGGCGCAGAAGCGGGAACTTGTTTGGAAGGGTGTGGCATGAAAATCATAGGCGTAAGCAACTTCGACAAAGACACGGTAAACGATATTCTAGTTTGTGAGAATATCACAAACAAACTGTTTGGTAACAGTATGTTAGAAGTATTGAATGATAGATATTGCAGTGAACACTCTCTTTACTTCTTCGAACTGGTTGAAGATGACAGAAAACTTCATGTGTGGGAACAGTAAAATGAGAAAATTACTTTTCTGGATATTTGACAATGTCTCACTTGGTCCACTAGCACCTTACGTCTTTGGACTTGCTATTGGTAGTTGGCCTAGGAGAGTAAAGTGACCATTTCAGACAAACTCCGTTCTCTATCCGGGGACTGGAAATACCAGCGCAAGGAAGACCGACAGAGAAAGGAACTTACTCTACGAAAAATTGGCAAGGAAATGCGATTGGATGCATCAGATGATAGAGTAGTACAGGCTTATAGGGAGAAACAGCATGACAGATGATAGAATAGTTAAAGACCTTCAAGCCTATGTCAGTAACATGGTGAAAATGAATGATGAAGAACTAACCAAGTGTGCCGCTGAAAGACACCTGTTAGGTGGTCCGAGAACCGTTGCGTGGGACTTGTATATCGCTTTGATGCTACGACAGTTGCTGAAATAAACTAGGGTATAATCATTCCAGTTAAGTCTCACCATAATAAACGGGAATAAATTGGATATTGTCAAAGAACACCCGACACTCACAGGTTTCGCAGAGCATGGTGTACTCTTCACAAAAATAGTAGGGGACCAAGCCTGTGGAACGTGTCCACTCTGCGGAAAAATTGAGAAATTCTATGCCAACATCGAAAAGAAAATCTGGGACTGCAAGACCTGCAATAAGTCCGGAACCTTTGATAAGTTTCTCACATACAGAGCGGAAAGCTATCGTGTCACACTTACGGAAGATGTACGTCGGAAACTTGCAGAGGATAGGGGTCTTAAAGCTGCGACGCTCGTTGCATGGGGTGTGGGTTGGAATCAACGTGGTGGATTTTACACAATCCCACTCTCCGGCAACGGCAAAGACTCCGTAACTGATATTCATCGTTACTATCTCACCGCCAGAAAAGAGAAACGCCGCTTATCCACATCTGGTGGAAAGCATTCGCTTATTCAACCTTTGCAAATGAACAACACATCTACAGTATGGATTGCAGAGGGTGAATGGGATGGCATGGCTCTCTGGGAATGTTTACGCAGTATTGGCAAGACGGATGATGTTTACGCTGTTCCCGGTGCAAGTTCCTTCCCGCAGAAACTTGCAGAACTATTCGTAGGTAAGGATGTTATAATATGTCTGGACTATGATGAAGCTGGTATCAATGGAATGGCTAAACTTCATAATCTGCTCACAGGAATTGCCAAGAGTCTGAAATTTATCCATTGGCCTGATGGTTGTCCAGAAGGTATTGACATTCGTGCGTTGTACCATAGAGAACAAAAGGATGCCGCTAAAACAGTCGGGTTCATTGAAGCCAATCTGGAAAATGAACGACCCTACTGGCAGGAAGATGATAAGCCCAAACCATCTGATGAATACATGCACCCTACTGGAACTGGGAAATCATCTATTGATACTATTACAGAATATCGCAAATGGCTTCATCTTCCGAATAAAGAAGTTTTGGATGTAATGTTCGGTGCGATATTCGCCAACAGATTTGCAGCAGACCCTCTGTGGTTGTTTATCGTAGCCCCTCCGGGTGGTAGCAAAAGCGAACTACTCATGAGTTTGAAGGATGCTCCACTTATTCATGTGGCAACTACCATGACCCCACAGACATTGGTTAGCGGATTCAACTTTGCTGGTGGTGGGGACCCATCACTCATTCCCAAACTCAATGGCAAAACACTTATCGTAAAAGATTTTACCACTATCTTATCTATGAATCCCGGCGAACGTGAAGAAATTTTCGGGATATTCAGAGACGCTTATGATGGTGAAATATCCAAACCGTTTGGTAACGGAGTGGTTCGCAGCTACCATAGTCGGTTTGGTATCGTAGCTGGTGTTACTCCCATTATTGACAAGTACACAGCGAACAGCATTCTGGGCGAAAGGTTTATACGCTACCGAATCCGACAGTCTGGGAAAATCAATGTCGGTACAGAAGTAATACTTCGGGCCTTGCAGAACATCGCCAAAGAAATGGAAATGCGAAGTTTACTCAAATCAACTGCCAAACAAGTTCTTGACAGACCAGTGAACCTTACTCATGTTCCCAAGTTGAGACCAATCTTTATGAATCGCTTAATGAAGCTATCCCAGTGGGTTGCTTCACTACGCGGATGTGTTGATAAGGATAAGTACAACGGAATTATCGCGTATAGACCCACATCTGAAATTGGAACACGTCTGGCAAAGGAATTTGCAACACTGGCAATCGGTATTAGCATCTGGAAAAATGAAACCGAAATATCAGAAGAGACTTATCTCACTATTGCGCGTGTCGCAGCTGATACAGTTCCAGGTCGAATTGAAGATGTAATCAGGCAGATGTTCATACACATGACACCAGAAGATTCTGCATCTTCACGAGAAATATCCGAATGGACTAGGTATCCAGAAAATACCACACGATTAGTTCTGGACGATTTGGCTCTGTTGTACGTTGTTCAACCAGCTAAGAAACAACTGAGGGTTGAATGGCGAATTAGTCCAGCAGTACGCAGACTAATGGATGAAACGAAACTGTACGATAGGGAGATTCGTTGGTCAAAAGCTCTACGTGAGCACCGTAAATCAGGTCCAATTTTGGAGGTTTGAAGTGCAGATGTACCGTTTGCAAAGTGGCATAGGCCCAATGGCACTAAGGCAATGGCGCAATACACTGGACGCAAGCTGTGGCGTTTCTAGGGCGTGTTCTGTGGCATACCAGACAGCCCAATAACCTAAGGAAAGGGTGTAAAATGGCAGTAGCGAAGGTCGCTAAGGTTGAAAAGGTTCCGGCTTCTACTTTGGAACCGATTACGGAGCATAAGTACAATTTGGACATTACAATGGTCCCATTGGAAAACTTGAAACTGTGGGACAACAATCCACGCGTGAATGATGAAGCAGCAGATAAGTTGATTCCCATTATTGGCAAGCATGGGTTTATTAGTCCCATCATTGCCACCCCTGATGGGATTATTCGTGCAGGGAACACTCGCTACAAGGCCGCGATTAAAATGGGCTTCAAAACCGTTCCAGTTATCTATGTTCCGTTTGGCAGCGAGTCTGATGCGGAAATGTATTCAGTAGCTGACAACCGAGCTTCGGAGTTCGCGTCGTGGGACCAAAATAAGCTGTCGGAAATCTTTGGTGAACAGTCTATCAAGCTGGAACAAATGGCAGTATCTACTGGGTTTTCATTCCAGGAAATAGAGGGCTTGAGAAATCAGGCTCTACCAAAAGCCCCAGAAGGAGTAATGGTTATTGCTCCAGAAGATTTAACTCCAGAGGAGCATGAACTTATTGGCAAAGCGGCTAAGTCCAAAATGCTCAAAGTTCTGGTACTTTGCTTCGACAACAATGAAAAAGACAAAGTGTTCCATCTGTTAGGTGTTCCTCCCAAAACCAAGATTACAGTGATGGCTAGAGATTGCAAGAACGTGGCTGGCGTTCGTGTACCAGTGAAGGTTGCAGTTGAAACTCCCAAGCGTTCAAGAGTTAAGAAAGAGGAATAGTATCATGGCAGAACTTACTCAGTTTGATCTCTCGTTCGTGATGAGCCGTATTCCAAAGGACGTTATTACACTCCTAAAAGAAAACAAAGGACTCGCTTTTGGAGGTGGATTCATTCGTGCAACTATTGCACATGAAAAAGTTTCTGACATTGATATGTTTGGCTCTGATGCAGCTGTTCTCAAAATAATTGCAACTACATTTGCTCTCAAACGCGGCGGGAGACTGTTGGAATCAAAAAATGCTCTAACTGTGCTGGCTCCCCCACGAATACCTGTACAATTTATCACTCGTTGGTTATGGGAAACGCCTGAGGCTGCCATGATATCTTTTGACTTCACAATTTGTCAGACTGCAATCTGGTTTGACCAAACTTCTGGCAAATTTTGTAGTGTGTGCAGTGAACGTTTTTATTCTGACCTTGCTGCAAGACGGTTATACTATACTGCCCCAGAAAGATTAGAAGCTCCAGGTGGAAGTCTTTTGCGTGTAAGAAAATTCTTGGCAAAAGGATATAATATCCAAGCACCATCGTTGGCAAGAGTAGTGTACCGTTTGATTCGTGATGTAGATTTTCAAAATATGCATCGAGTTGATTGTGAGAAAGTGCTCATTGGACTTCTTCGTGAAGTAGACCCATTAACAATAGTAGACGGAGTTGACGTGGTTGACGAACATGAAGTCTTAGAAGGTGAGAAATAGTATCATGGCTACACTCAATGTAGGGAAGTACCGTTCACCAAGATGGACAAGTGAAATCAACACCTGTTCCATGCCCATGACCTTCGACCAGTACAACCGATGTAGTTTTCGATGTTTCTATTGTTTCGCGGACTTTCAACGTAGCGCGAATGATGTTCGTAGTGGAAAGTTCACGGATAGAACACAGGTGGATAGCGTCAATCCGGAACTGGTAAAGTCTGTATTCGATATGACTACCACCAGTCCTGGAATGAAACAGTTTATTCCGTTTATCAAAGAACGGAAAATTGTTCAGTGGGGCGGTATGTCTGACCCGTTCTGCAATTACGAACGTCAGTTTGGTATCGGTCTTCAGATACTACAGCACCTTTCTGCAATCAACTACCCAATGTCTTTCAGCACCAAAGGCTCTTGGTGGACAAAAGACACACGGTACACTGACTGCTTCAAAGGTCACAAGAACTGGTCTCTGAAAATTTCATGCACAGTCCTTGGAGAAGAGAAACGCCAGTTGGTGGAACCCGGATGCTCTTCAACCATGGACCGTTTTGCAGCAATGGAACGCATGGCTAAACTGGGAATCGGCACTATTTGTTTGAGACTGCGTCCGTTTATCATTGGGCTTACCAATCCAGACCACAAAGAACTGATTAGGTTGGCGGCACTATCTGGAGCAAAGATTATTAATGCCGAGTTCTTGTGTTTGGATAGCCGATGCAAGCCTCTCCGGGATATCTTAGCTACAAAGATAAACCCAGTTGCCAAATATGATATGTTGAAGTTCTACGAAAAGTGTTCTGACAGCACTGGATACATGCGTTTGAATTGGAAAATCAAAAAACCATTCGTGGAAGATATGGTTGAAGCGTGTGATAAATACGGGGTATCACTCTACATGGCAGACAATAACTGCCGTGGCAGGGAGATTGGTTTGAAGAAGTTCTATGGTGTGTCTGACGAAAGTTACGGTGCTAAATGTTCCAGAGGACAATGGGTAGAAGCATTGCGAATATGTGTAGAAGAAAAACGACCGTGTACATGGAATGACATTGGTCAGCATCTGGATTACGCAAAGGGATTTCTGTATCGTGTTGCAGAAGGTTTCAACACTAAAGGGTGCGAAGAAAGAGGGTCGTTTCACAATCACACCATGAAAGATTGGTTGCAATGGCATTGGAACCATCCAAACAGCCCTAAGAGTCCTATGGGTACGTTTGAAGGGCTACTCAAACCACTTGACCAAGATGCAGAAGGTAATTTACGGTACATTCTCAACCAAGAACTTGTTGACAAGAGAGCGCGGGAATAACCATGCCTAGTATCCTAGTCAAACCAGTTCTGGACACAGGAGTGCGTAGTCTGTGCATTCAAGCATACCCGAATCATCCTAAAGGTTGTCCAAACTACGGACAGAAACTTACGTGTCCACCTAATGCGCCAATCTTCGATAGGATTATCAACATACACTGTCCAGTGTATGCTATCTACAATGTGTTTGATTTGGAAGCACATCGAGAACGTATGCGAAAGCTTCATCCTGAATGGAGTCCACGACAGCTAGACTGTTGTTTGTACTGGCAACCTTCCGCCAGAAAGCAACTTAACATGGAAATTTACTCATTCCTTCTTTGCCATACTGGGTGGAGAATAACCACATGCCCAGAAGCGGAAGGTGTCAACGTGACGGATACCATGAAAAGAGCTGGAGTGTTTCTAGAATGGCCTCCGGTGCATACTACATACCAGATAGCTTTAGCTGGTGTTCCTTTTCATTAGGAGTAAATAATTATGTCAGCTAAGTTAGTCTTTAAGAAAACTAAAATATGTGAATGTTGTGGAGAGAAGTTTATTCTGAAACAAAAGCAGCCCCATCAGAGATTTTGTAGTCGGAAATGTAGTGGAAAATTTGGTAGGGGAGAACCAAGAGGTACTTTTGATAAAATATGTGAATGCTGTGGTAAATTATTTAAGACACCAAATCAACGACCAAATCAAAGATTTTGTAGTAATTCCTGTTCTAATAAACATACTTCAACTGGGAGACATCCAACAAAAGAAACAGTAGAGAAAATTAGGTTATCAAACACAGGGAAACAAAGAACAAAAGAAACAATAGAAAAGTTGAGATTATCACACATTGGTAAACATCTTCCAGAAGAACAAAAAATAAAAATAGGAATTTCAGGAAGATTAGCATATAGTGAAGGACGTACAGAACCACCGAAGTCTTCTGACTGCTATGAACATGGAGATTTTCATTCTACCAGACAAAATTTGGATATTTACTACCAATCATCCTATGAACTAGCTGCTCTCAAAATTATGGAAGCTTCACCTAAATCTATCCTAACTTTTATTCGTGGAACTGTATACAGAATGCCCTATGAAGCAGAAGATGGTAAAGTTCGCACATACTTTCCTGATTTTTATGTTAGATATTCTAATGGAACAGAAGGTCTTGTTGAAGTGGGTTACGTCAACGACTTAAATAGAAAATTTTGTAAAATTCTAGCTGCTATAGATTACTGTGATGAAAGGAGGTGGTCATTCGAAGTATGGTGTGAAATATCAGATAACGAAATTATTGAAGAACTGTCTGAAGTATGTACTGTTAGACAAATGAAACAGTTTGTAGGTAAGTAACAATTCTTTTAAGGAGTGGATATTATGGAAGAGAAAAACAAATCTGTTGGTGAAAATTTTATAGTTCCAGGAGTTGATTCAATTGAGCGATTATCAGAACTTGCTTCCAAGGAAAAGAAGGTTGCAGAAGGTGTGTTCACTCTTCAATGCGGGTGCAAGAGTCAGCCGGGGTTCTATGTTCAGATTGGTGGACAGTGGTGGTTGTTTGTGATGGAACGAAAAGGCAAGAAAGTGGAAGTCAATGGTGAAGAAATTGGGTATTGTCGCAGTTGCTTCCGAAAATTGATGGTGGACGAGCCTGCAATGGAACAGTATGTGTACGGTAGCGACAAAGCATTGGATGCTCAGGTCAAGCACATAGTTTCCAAGACAAGGGCTTGAATATCATGCCAGCCAGATTGGTCTCCAAGACTGACCCGCTAATACCCAGACACACAGCTAGGTTTTCTGGTGAATGTGTAATCACGATGGACTTGAGAGGCCATATCTGTGGGCAAATTCTGGACAAGGGCAAGCTGGTGTTCCAGTGGACTGCAACCAGTGACGTTTTGCAGAAAGAGTTGATTCTGGTTCATATAGACGCTAATGCCAAGCGGGGGATGTTAGCCTCGCTTGGCATTGGGAAGGAGTAACTGTGGTTAAGCTAATCCCAAAATCTCCAGTCTTTCAGATGGACTGCAAACAGTTTGTAGAACACCATTTGAAAGACAACAGTGTGGACTTGGTCTATGCTGACATTCTGTTTGACAATCCAGACCTAACGTGGCTAGACCTAATTAAACCAAAAATGAAACTAGACGGTGTGGTTTATATTCATACGGACCAGAGAAGTGTTCTATATGTTTTGAATACTGCTGAACAATTTGGGTATCAGCATCAGTCATGGATAATTTGGGGATATAACTGGGGCGGTCGTCCAAGAAACAAGTGGCCTGCAAAACATGAGGATATACTATTCTTCAGTGTCGGAAATACTTGGCAATGGAACCCAAAAGCTATTGGGATTCCTAAAGCAACTATGATTCGCAGTACCAAAGATTGGCAGGTTCCAACAGATGTATGGACTGATATTGGTATAGTACACACTATGAGCAGGGAAAAGGATGAAGGTGAACATCGAGTTTGGCAAAAGCCTGTCAAATTGTTGGAACGTATTCTCAAAGCTCACTGGCGGAAGAATATTCTGGTGGTTGACCCGTTTTGTGGGACTGGAACTACTTTAGTTGTTGCAAAGCAGTTAGGCTGTCAATACGCAGGATGTGATATAGACTCAGAAGCAGTCAGGATAACTAGGAAACGACTGTCATGATTACTACCATTCGAGACAAAGCAACTACCATAGACCTGTTCCGAAGAGGGTTTTATGGGAACAGTATTAGACAGTGGGATACTGTAGAAGAATTAGAAGCTGATTCCTTTTCAGGAAGAGTGGTTATCAGAGGACGTATGCTCGGATTCCAAACTGTCTATGCAATCGAGAAGAGAAAAGCGATTGTAATGGCGCAATGTTTTTCTGGTGGATTGGACAGCTACTACTTCAACGAATATGTGCCTAGTCCTATCTTCAATGCCGAGATAATGCGTTCCGAGCGCGGTTTGTATATGTATTACAGCAATGCTCCTGCTCCAATGAAAATTGCATTGGCGGGTGCTCCGCTACATGCCTTCGGTTTGGCAGCCAAAGTTATCGTGGAACAAGTGAGTGACCAAGCAGAAACTATCTGGGAATTACTAGACAAATTCCCAGACCATGTGATAGAGTTTTCCTGTTTTGGACAGGCTGTTGGTACGCTGAGTTGGCGTACCATTATCTGGGAAGTTCGGTTTTACTAGGAGGGTGTGGTGTGGCGAAATTGCCAGAATTCACGGAAGAAGCACATATCACCGGATGTTGTGGTGGTAAGATTGGGTGTACTCATGAATTTGATGAAACTCTTCCAGATTGTCAGGAATGTGTCAGAGATGCCATAAAAGGTATTGAAGAGGAGAATCGAAATGGCTAGTATATTCGTGAAGGAAAAGACTCTACCCGCAGCGTGGGAAATGGCTGTGTTATCCTGCTGGTCTGATGGAGATATTATTCCAACCCAGTACGACAAGCCGGGTGACCCTCCTAGCAGGGATTGCGCGGCGTTGATTGTGGTGGAAGACCCTCTGGCTGAGCCACGTATCCACAAAGCCTTTCCTGGAAGCTATGGCAAGCTGGAAGAGTATCGCCAGGAAGTGGTACTGGGTATTCATGACGGTTGGATTAACCCTGATGAAGGCAAGTGGACTTATACGTATCACCAGAGATTTACGAACCATCCTTCTGGTGCTGAATATGTTGATGGAGAGAAGGATGAAAGTGGATGCTTCGGAATTGACCAGCGTCAATGGGCTTTGAGGGCATTGACAGAAGCTCCGCACTCAAGACGTGCTCTACAATCTACTTGGTATCCTCCAATGGACTGTGGCAGCACGGAACCACCCTGCGTTCAGTATATCACAGACCGGGTGTTTGGGAATAAGCTGGTGAGGCATGTGCATATTCGCAGCAACGATGCGTTCAAGGCTTGCTTTATGAACGGATGGGCTTTTATTGCTGGTCAGATTGAAATGGCTGAGGAACTTTCAGTTAGACTTGGCAGAGTTATTGAAGTTGGAGAGTTCAGGTGGTTTGCTGATTCGTTCCATATTTACGGCAGCTACTTCGAACAGTTCAAGGGCTTTCTGGATTCAGTGAAGAATCGCACTTGGGAAGAGCGCACTATCCGAAGTGATGATGAAAGTGTGGTTGAAGCGTTTGCCTCCGCCAGAGAAGCCATTGCGCGTGGAGAACTGGTAGTATGATTCCCAAGGCTGAGTGCTTTCGAGAACATGAGAACATTTCTCAAGCCATCGAGGATGAAGACCTTATGGTGGTTTGTGAAGAGTTTCAGAGATGCTCAGTATGCTGGGATAGACTCACTGAATTATACTGCAAGGGATGGTTTTGTGAAAGTTGGATTGCTTCTGGTGGTTCCCTTTGTTATGGAGAAGAGAAATGAAGTTCAGGTTGAAGGCCAATGCGGTGTTTGAAGCGCGAGATTTGTCAGATGCGTACACGACATTGAGCGGGTATTTTCTGGATTTGGAATTAGGTATTATCCCCAATGAAGCTGGCATTGTAGATGGGGTGGAAGTGATTGAAATAAAGGAGGCAGATAATGTCTGATGATGTGCCTAACACAGATGTGGAGCCTGTAAGAGAACTTGGG